ATACTGGCGGGGGCGCTTGGCGAAAAGATCGGGGTCGCATCCGTTCCGGATGCAAATGGTGTACCTTCGATCCAATTTCCTGAATGCAAAATCCTTGCGTGCGTCAAAGGAAATTCATCTGGCGCAAGGTTGTATCCATCTGCAATAATAAACGGCAAAAGTTCTATCTCCCATTCACAGTGACGCGACCGCCCCGGCGGGTGAATTCAAGAATTTCCTCAGTGAGTCCGACGACTGAGGCGCGCGGGAAATATTCACCATCGCCGATTGTGAAGTTGACGTTCTGTTGCGGAGCGGGCGGAGCAGTGGGTTGCGTTGCACCACCGCCACCGGCACCGGCGCTTGCGCCACCACCGGCACCAAAGCTTGTTCCTTTGATTTGCGCAATCAGGCCGCCAGTCTTCAAAGCAGAGGCGCCTGCAAAGGCTGCCGCCAATGGCGGCCCCCCGATCTTCATTCCTTTTTCCCAGGCTTCAACGGCAGCCAGATATCCACTTATCGAAGCTTCAGAAATTGCGGCAAGCTTGCCGATCTGAAAAAGCCCCTTCGACTCTGTATTCATAAGAGACGCGAGGTCAGAGAACGCGCCAGACACGGCAGCGAGACGCGCTTCCTTTCGAAGTCGCTCAAGTTCTAAAAGTCGGTCGGTTTGTTCTTGATGGATGCGAGCTTCGAGATCGTTGAACTCTTCCTCGGTGCCAAGCTTTTGTTCGCGGAAGTCGGCGAGGTCTGCAAGTTTCTGTTCGTAGTCTTTTTGGAGTAGCTCATTCTCAGTGGCCAGAGCATCTTGAAGCGCTTCCAAATCCTCGCGGGTTGGCGCGTCTGTTCGACCGCCACCGCCAGCACCATCCAGGCCTTTTCTTTTTGGGGTGGGACCGCCGCCGCCCTGAATTGTCATCTTCAGGGGGTTGGAGGGGTTGTCCTGCTCTGGATTTCCGACTGCCTCTGCAATCGGGTCAAGGATAACTTCACCGTTCGGATCAATGCCGAGACTATTGCCGATAGAGTCCGCAACATCGCCGCCGATGGCCGTCCCGTCACCGCGAATAACCGCGACCGCCTTTGCAAGATCGGTTATGCTTTCGGCAGCGTCTGCGGCGAAGCTTATTAAAGCCTCAAGGGCGGGTATTCCAAAATCCCGCACAAAGATGGCTAGAACTTCTAGTTCTTCCTCCAAGCCAATCATTGCTGTTATTAATTCTGACTGGATTGATCCGTGCAGTTCATCCAGACCGGATTTTAATTTGCGTGCTCCCTCAAGGGTTTCACCCGATAGAACACGACCGGCGCTTTCAGCCTGATCGCCGAGGCGCTTCATTTCGCTACCGCCGTTTTTTAAGAGCGGCAGAAGCGCCGTCATGTCGGACGCCATCGCTTCAAGATAAAACGTCATTTCGCTTTGACTGAGGTTTGCAGAATCAAGCGAAGACACAAAAAGCTGAAGGGCATCGGGTCCAGAGAGATTGCGGAACTGTTCAGCCGTCACGCCAACTGCGGGTGCAATGTTCTCAAAAAAGTCAGCCATAGGACCGGCACCGGTCGAAATGAAATCCCCCACTCGATCCTGAACATCCTTCAAGATATCGGCGAGTTTTTCATGGGAGACGCCGACCGTGTTTGCAGCGGCGGCCATACGCTGAAATTCAGTCGGCGACGCGCCAGCGACGCGCGCCAGATTGTCGATCTCAACAGCGGCATCGGCGGCGCGTCGCGCCAGGCCGGTCGCAGCCGTCGCGCCAATGGTTAAAGCCGCACCCATAGCAGCACCCACAACCGCGACCCGTCGGCCAACACGTGCGGATTTGCTTGCGAACGTATCCAGGTTGCGGCCACCGGCACGAAGTGCACGGGTCAGGGGTGTAACATCACCCCCAACCTCAACCAGGATATCAGCCTTAGCTTTCATTCAATAGACTCCGCGCCCGCAACAGCATTATTTAAAAGCTGATAGAGGCGTTCATTTTTGTCAGGTTCGGATTCAAT